TCAAGAAACTTATCAACACTCACGTTGTTAACGAACCCGTCCATGACAGTTTCGGGTGACATGTTGTATTGTACAATGATGTTAGGATACAGGGAGTTCAAGTCGAACGAGGTAACCCAGTCATGAGATCCAACCTGTGGTTCTTTAACGTAACCGCCTGGATATGGAGTCTTGGGTTTCTCTACCTTGGGTGGCACCGCAACCTTCTGCTTACATAGCAAACGGTAGATGATAGCATCCCAGATAGCAGTCGTACCCAGAGTGTCGGTATAGTTCACACCACCACGGTATGCCATGGTAAGTACCAGAGTAATTAGATCTAACTTCTCATCGATCTTGTGAACCAACTCCACGTCCTTGATATTGTAGTCAATGAACTTCTGGTAGTCTTCCTTGTACAGAGTGAACAGGTTGCCATGCTCCTCATACGAGAGTTTGTTCTCTCCAAGTTCTACGTGGGCAATGTGATCCAGTCTGTAGGATTCTTGTAGGTTGTATGTAAACTTCTTGTAGACTTCAAGGTAGTCAAGTACCTCGATGCCTTCGATGTTATAGAACTGGTTCTGCTTACCATTCATAAGTAGGGTGCGTTCTTTGACGTTGCCCCACGGAGACCATTGCTTGACACGTTGGTCACCAAGGATCTTGAGAGTCCTGTTGATTAGGTATGGCATATCGAAGAACCGTACGTTCCAACCAGTGATTACATCTGGAGAGTGATGTCTCCAGTGCTCAAGGAATTTAGATAGTAGGTCATGCTCAGAGTCACACTGTACAAACAATACATCGTCACGAGAATTCTCGTAGTGCTCCAGACCCCAGACACGGTAGATACCATCGTTCTGTCTGAGACAAATACTAATGACAGGATACTCTGCCCTATCTGGTTCGGGGAATCCTTCACTGGACTCGACCTCAATATCGAGATTGTTTACACGGATCAGAGATCTGTCAAACTTGATATCGTTGGGGTATTGCTCTTGGATGTATTGTGCAATGTAGTTGGTGTTGCCGTAGATAGACATGTTGCTTACATGCTCGTATCTTTTGTAGAAGTCGGTTGCCTCCTTCATGTTCTCGAAGGGGATTGCTTCTACCTTGTTGCCATCCAGAGTATCCCACGACATAGAGGATCCACCAACTTTAGATGGGATGAATAGGGTAGGTTCAAACGGAACTTTGCGTTGGGCAGGTTGCCCATTCTGGTATCCACGTACCAGTAGGTTGTTTCCATAACGAGAAACGTTGGTGTAAAAATCCATAAGTAATCCTTCAATAATGTTTCATTATAACAAATAGGTGGGGCAATGTCAAGGTTTTATTACGTATATTGGTTCGATAAAGTTTAACTTCTTATCGTCCTCTACTCTGTAGTGATCTGACATGTCACTTGAATTTGGTCTCTTGGATATCATCATACCTACAACATAGTCTATGCCATATCGGTCTATGATATCTTTCTCAATATAATTACGTTTACCATTAACCACAGGGTCAACAATATTAATCATAACTTTCTTGCAGTGCTTCTTCATAGCATCCATAACAGGATAGAAGAATGTGTCTCTCCACTGGTCGTACTGGTTGTATCTTTTCCAAGACTGATCGTCTTCGGATGCAGATCCTTCTGCATACTTCTCGATTCCAAAATAAGGGGGTGAAGTAAACATGAGATCATACTGACCGTCACATATATTATCCCAGTCCATATCTTCGGCAGGTTTGTTATATATGCGTACCCTCTTAGATCCAGTCACCTCGAACCAATCACCATGATCGGTGAAGGTAGTCTCTACAGGAAACAATGGTGATTGCAATAACTCTTCGTATGCAACACACTGCTTCTTGTATAACTCATATGATTCTGTGTTGGGATCACATCCAAGATACTCTGAGGTATTATTAGATGTATAGAAACCTGCAAGTCTGTCACCCCATCCACAAGAGATGTCGATTACTTTCCTCGCACCTTCGGTCTCGTATATAGTTTTAGCAACAGATGGTTTGAACTGTGTAGCAACATATCCAGAGAGTCTGAACATAGCACGATACTTCTGCTCATCAATCGGAGAGGTTTCTCCTTTGAACTCACGGAACAGATACAACATCATAGAATGAAATCTTGATGAGTATGGATTGTCCCACGCATACTGTGATGATGCGGCGGTAGCATGACCACAAGTGTAACGATTGTCACAGTGGAAATGATTGCTCACATCATTGAAGTTATGACCGCATGACATAGCATACTTAACTTCTACCTTCTCATCAAACTTATTACGTACAGTAGTAGGATCCAGATTCTTCTTGAGATTGGACTTGCTGTTACTGTTTAATAGTTTATTGAATGAGTCCGACATCTCATTTATAGTCGGTCTCTTGATAGGTAACGGGGGTTTGTGATTACTGACATAGTCCTTCACCTGCTCCATAAACCAAACAGATCCAGTATGCTGATCATCTGAATGTGTATTACGTGCACGTATGTCGTGCCATTCCTTATGAGTGAACATAGGAACTTTGTATGGATTGTTACAGTAATCTATAATATTATCTTTCATGGTGACCATTATAACAGGTTAGACAGTAAATGTCAAGGGACAATATGAAATAATTTATGTCTCTTCCAAGGTTCTTCAATGTGTTCATCCTTGTAAGAATGATGTTCTTGAGTCACCTTTAATTGTTTTGATATGACTTGGGTTGTTGGTGTATACCATTTATTCGTTTCTCTATATGGATCATATTCATTGAATGGTTTTCTTACATCCCAACCAAGATGTAGAGTATCACAATGGTGCCATGGGTGTACAGCAGTTACTCCCCTTCCCCTATACTTTACTTCTTTGAGTTGTAGGTATCTTGTAGTATATGTCTGGAACAATCTATTGAGAACACAGTAGGGCCCACAGTTGATTGGGAATTTTCGTTTTGATAACAACTCATATTGGTATTCGGCAGTCTGCTGTTCAAATCCATAACACCCCATAAACAATCCAATGTTTAGATACAGGGCATCCATCTCAATAAGTTTCTTGAAGTATTCGATGTCATCATCATTATACCAAGTGTCGTGTTCGAGTACAAGGAACATCTCTTCTGTCTCGGACTGCATACGCATAAGTTCCCAGTGAGAACACATACCTGCGATCTCTGTTGGAGAATGCATAGGGAGATCTTTGCCACCTTGCCCTTTCATATCTCCGACCATCAAAGACTTCTCCCAGACGTATCTGTTCTTATGTTCTTCGAATTCGGGGGAGTCTGGTGTTATAGCATCAAACGTACGTATCTCAAGGATACCTGCGTCTGTTAATGGTTTGAAGGATTCACGAGATAACTGTGCGTATTCTTCAGAGACTGGATCGTCTTTTATTATAATTTGATAAGCAATCATACTCATTATATATCCTAAAGATTAGAGGGACTTGCGCCCCTCTAAAATTGTCAATTAGACCAGTGGTGCTATAGCAATTGCCATGGTAAACATAGTAACAACTAATAACATCACATTCCCAACTGACTCACTTCGACTGAAGCGTTTTACAGTTTTGCTTGGGTTCATGATTTTCCTCCACGAAAAGTTATGAAATACTTATTTTTCGTGGTCGCTTCTCATCTGGCACGACAACCTTCAGACTGACTGACAGGATGCCATCGACATGCGAAGCACCGTTTACTTCTACGTACTCGGATAGTCGGAATTGTCGTTTGAACTGTTTTTGTGAGATTCCTTGATGGACATATTCTCTATCACGTTTCTCATGTTTTCCAGAAACCGACAAGGTTCTTTCTTTCTGTTCAATTTCTATTTCGTCCTTCGTAAACCCAGACACAGCAAGTTCGATGAGGAATTCTCCCTCTGCGACCTTTACTATATTATGGGGTGGGTAGTTGTCGTGAGAACTCCTACCGATGAAGTCCAGTTCGTTTAGTAGATGTTCAAAACCTACAAAAGTTTGTGGTGGAAATAAAGTTTTAGTCATAGTTTTCTCCTATTAAATAGCAAGTTAAATGGATACCCGACCTATTCGGCATATCCGACAGTATTTATACAAATTAGAATCTTAAAAGCAAACTAATTTAAAAATAAATACTTGGATCTGGATCCCCTTCGACCCCGAAGGAAAAACTGACCCGACTGTCGTGGGGTATCACTTGATGGTGAGTCCCACGAGGCAACCACACATAGTCGCCTGGATTGAACCAGAATGGTTCATCGTTATTATGACCCTCCACTCGCATTTCAACGGATGCCAGAACTTGTACTAAAAACACGTCCATGGTATCAGCGTGCCAAGGGTAAGAGTCAGAATTCTTTCCAATGCCCGTGAAGGCAATGTTTGTAATTTTGTTTCCGTGCAGGGAAAATACATCCTGCATCTCTTGCTCGATATCACGAGCAAACTGTGGAGCAGACGGTCTATCATGAAAATTGTTAAGACCTATCCTAAATTTTTTACTGTTGGAATCAACCAACTTATCTGGATGAGTGTTGAGTAAATCTATATGCTTATTCCAGTCATATACATCTTTTACATCAAGGGGGAGTTTACCAAAGAAAGGTTTCTTCTCTGATATCTCTTCATCTTTATTATCAAATATACCAAACATATTTACTGAACCCAACAAACAGGATAAACACACCAATAAGGATTAAAGACACCTAACATCCATGCAATAAGGATCCATAACGGAATCTTTACCCAGAGTTTATTCTTAGACCATTCTCTAAACTTAATAGCATAAGGTGCTAACTTTTCAAATATCCACTGACTCATTTATTACCTATATTATATTTAGGACATAGTTCCCATTGATCTTTATCTTTGAAACCAATGATCTTGATAGTCCTCATAGGTGCACATTCTTTTGCAACTTCTTTATTCTGGATCTCCACGAGTCCCCAGTCTTGTAGTAGTGTTGCGATTGTGTTCCTACGTTGTACATCACCGTCTTCGAGATTAGACTTCTTACCGTCTAACATGAAGAGTTCTTTAAAGTGTACAATGAAGTATCGACCTTGCTTGTGCAGAATATGACAAGACTGAAATAGTTTGTTGTCACGTCTACTGGCAATACCAATACGAGTTAATGTTTCTTTTACTTTGAGGAAGTCATCTGGTTCTGCGAGAGTAACCTCAAGCATCAACCCCGAATTCCATTCCACGATATTATTTTCTTCCACCTTTGTCCACCTTATTAATTATTATGTTAAGTTGATCAGTGGAGAGTAGTGGCATAACTTGGCGTGCTTTATCCATGCTGTAACCATAATACTCTTTCACCTTCTCAATATTATTTTCCAAATCAGATTTAATCCATTTAGAGAAACGTTTTCGTTTCCTAACTATATTTATAAGAAATTGATATTGTAACTTAGCATCAAGGTGGTGATACTTATTCATCTCATTTGCGATTGCAACAGTATCGGGAAAGTAAGAAAGACTACGATTAACCACGAATGGCACGTACTGATTCTCAGTGTCTGGATCTTCCATTAGATCTTTCTTAGTACTATTAATAGAATTCAGAAAGTCGAATGGAGATAGTTTTTTCACAGTTGACATAATGTAACACCAGATTTTTGTAGAAATACGATACCATCATCGCATCTCAAATGTTTAGTTTTATAATATACTTTACTTATACCACTCTGATAGATTAGTTTAGCACAATCTAAACAGGGTGCTGTAGTAGTATATATGGTAGCATTATAACATGATTCCGAGGACATTGCAACCTTTGTGATTGCATTAGATTCCGCATGAATCACTGTATCATATGTTACCAGATCATTTTTCTTCTCATCGAAATGTTCGCACTTGTTGTCCCATCCTGCGGGTTGTCCATTGTAACCAATAGAAATAATTCTATGATCTTTTACAATGACGCAACCAACCTTGAGTCTTTTGGCATGAGAAAGATTGGCATAGTTCATTGCCGTTCTCATGTGTGCGAAGTCCCACTTGGTAGGTTTATTCCTCTTTAATGAAAATACCATCTACCATCTTTCCTTTTCGATCTTTAATATCAGCATAGGCAACTGCGAGACAATGCTCCAGAGGTAACCCATTACGTTTTGCAATGTTGATCAGCACTACCATGATGTCACCGATATCATCTGCTACGTCACGTTCTTTACATACGTTATCAGATAACTCACCGACCTCTTGGATCAACTTACATACTTGATCCTTATCAGTAGCACCATCGATCAGATTACGATCTTCGTGCCAACGTTCTACTTGTGCTATAAGACGGTTGATATTTGGTTCTCCCATCCTATCTAACAATGCTTTCTTAGATGCAGTTGTCACCTCAAGGTTGTCGAATAGTTCTTTCTGGTTCATTATTTCACCTCTACGTTTGCCATGATCTCTGTCATACAGGCAACTAAGTTAAGTTCGTGATCTGCCACGAACGCATTTTTATATTGATAATCTGCGAGAATCAATACAAGTTGTGGGATAGAAGCAGGTGCAACATATTCATTCATGGCATCATATATACCACGGAAGATAGACGCAGGTTCCATATCCATATTCTCCACTACCCATCCACGCATCTTCTTGAAGTCTTTCTGCTTTACTGCTTTGAATAGGACACTATAGTTATCATTAACGTCACTAATGATACATCTAAGATTCAGAGTACCACCAATAGAATGACGTTGCAACTCATTGAGTACACGTCTCCAGTCGGGGGCATGTTTCATGATCAACTGTGCAAGTGTGTCTTTGTTATACTCAACACCCTCACCCTTCAGTATCTCATCCGCACGGGACATAAACTGTCCACACAATCCTGCCATAACTTTCTTAGAGAAGTTAAACTCGTAATTAGAACAACGAGAGTGTAGGGGTTCGATCACTTTGTTCTTGAAGTTACATGTCAGAATAAACCGACAGTTCTTACTGAACTCTTCGATGAAACCACGCAGTGCGGGTTGAGTTGATTGAGGATTAAGGTAGTCTGCTTCGTCAAGGATTACTACCTTGTAACCGCCTGAGAGGGAGACGGACGAAGCAAACTGTTTGATCTTGCCACGAAGGGTATCAATGTTACCCTCTTCAGAACCGTTGATGACAATATAGTCAAGACCCAGTTCTTCGCACATGGCACGTGCGATTGTAGTTTTACCAGTACCTGCGGTACCAGAGAGTAGCATGTTAGGTAATTCCTTACCGTTAACTACTGCTTGAAATGTTTTCTTGAGACTATCGGGTAGGATAGTTTCGGATACTTTTTGGGGACGGTACTTTTCGACCCAGAGAAATTCGTCTCGCATAGATACTCCATAATATTAAAAGTGTTTCTTACAATATACATTGTACATTATATGAAACGTTTTGTCAAGTGATTTCATTATTTCCGAACCCGCCGGAATTAATGTGTTTGATCCTATTGTTGCTATCAAGATAGATCATTTTAGGATCCAGTGCGTCAAACTCACTCCAGACACTATATGCACATATGATGATCTCATCACCCTTATGTGCCAAACGTGCACCTGCACCATTCACGGATACAACACCTTCTTCCCCTATGATAGCATATGTTATCCAACGATGTCCGTTTGTCTTATTATAACAATGGACTTGTTCGAACTCCTCTATACCAGCGGCATGTAGAAGTTCTAAGTCGATAGCAATTGAACCATCATAGTGTAGTTCTGTCGAAGTGACAGTGACGGGGTGTAACTTGGAACTTAGATACGTTTTCATGCTACACCCCTAATCCCTATCCTTGATCGTTTTGTAACTGCTCCACGAGTTGAATACACTCGATAGATTGGTCACGCAACTGCCCAATAGTTGAAAGTTCTTCTCCCTTAAATCCACCACGTTGTACAACTGTATCAATTACTGCTACAGTAGAACGTGCTACACGGTTTGCGAGATCCTGCAACACTGCCAGACGTTCGTCTACCTGTGGTGCTTCTTTTTTTGCTTCTTGTTTTGACATGTTATTCTCCATAAGTTGATGCTTCAAGTGCGATAAAATATTCAATAGACGATTGCTTACTTGCAAAGTGTGAGATCCTCTTAGAAGATACACCCACCATGAAGTCTTCATTGACTATCTTTAGGTTATTAACGTTTATTACAAAGTTGAAATCAACTCCTTCATCATAAACTCCTTCAACAAAAGTGAAGAAACTATTAGACGTTGCATCGTCCTTGTCAACTACAGTTAACTTGACAGACCCACCACTCTTACCGTTTGGGGTAATCGAAATAAGATCATGACCAAGGACTGCACTTGCACGTTTCAATCTACTTAGTGTATCCGTATCTAAGGTAAACTGCACTTCTGGTTCTGGCATGATAACATCCTTTGTAGGGGACGATAGCATATCGATGTCAGAGAAGAAGTACTTATTACCACGTAAACCCGTGGAATCAGAGATCACCACGTGCTTGTCTTCGAACTTCAGAGATGGGTTATCAACCAATCCCATGATGTTCAAAAATTCATGTAAATCATAAATACCAAACTCATTGGGTATAGACTCATCCAGTGATGCTTTCGCAAGGATGTTCTTTGCCATTGAGATGGTCTTCAGTTCGTTGCCTTCACGGAACACAATATTACTATTAATGTTTGCAAAGTTTTTTAGTACTCCAAGAGTACGATCAGATAGTTCCATAATAAATCTCTCTATTTTTAGTTAATATACGGTCATTGTAACACAAAGTAATTGACATGTCAACCCCTATGCTACTTTTAATTTGGAGAAGTTTTTCTCCTTCACAAATTCTAACTTGCGTTGGAACTGTGCGTCTTCCAATTCTGCTTTATGTGAGATAACAAACACGTTGGTCTCTTCTCCCAAACTATACAGGATCTTCATTAGATTGTCAACCCCATCATCATCCAGAGATGAATCAAAAGTTTCATCAAGTATGAGTAAGTTGGTTGCCACACTATTCTTCATCTTAGCAATCTGTCTCCACGTAAATAGTAGGGACAAATCGATACGTTGCTTCTCACCTTCAGAGAAAGAATCATAAGAGAAGTTGTCACGGAAACGTGAACGTATGGTCTCTTGGAAACTCTCATCCAGATCAAAGTGGACGAAGAAATCTAATATCTGTAAGTACTGGTTAGTCAACTGATTGATGACAGGTATGTACTGCTTAATAATCTTGGTCTTGATACCAGTATCACGTAGCAACTCACTTGCCACTTGATTGTACGAGTACTGCTCGTTAAGTTTGTACTTGGCATCTTGTGTCGTATGTAGTTCATTGGACAACGTTTCAAGACTATCGTTTGCTTGTTTGAGATCACCAGTGTTATCTGATAGACCATCAATCTCTTTACGTATTCTATCTACCTGCTTGTATGTGCGAGTGATAGTGCTGTTGTTATTGTTAACCTCGTTCTGCCAGTTACGTATTGCTTCTGCCATTGCAGTCAGAGATTCTTGTATTGATTCATACTCATCATTCTTGACCTTTGCTTTGGACATAGCATCGTTAAGATCTTTGGCACGTGCTTTTGCTTTTGCCACTTTATCCTTACGGATAGTCTCATCTATATCTTGGTCACATGACGGACACGTCTCGTTCTCTTCGAAGAACTTTGCTTCCTTAACCACAACCTTTGCCTGTGCTTTAAAGGTAGACAAGTATTCGTTTAGATCCTTTGACTTCTTAGTTAGATCTGTAATCTGTTTAGTCAGTGGTGGTTCTTTGGATGTGATATCATCGGATAGTTTTGTATTACGTGCTTGTAGAGTCTCCACCTCTGCCTGTAGTACTTCTATCTCTGTCTCTTTGTCCTTACGGTATGTTGCATTGACGGCAGACAAATCACGGAGATACTTCTTCTGTGAGTTAATCTTAGTCTTGACCAGTTCTATCTGGTGAGTATTGGATTGCATATCACCCTTGAGTATTGACATCTTCTCCTTTAGGATGCCGTTCATCTTAGAGAATATATTGATGTCGAGTAGATCCTCGATCACCTCACGTCTTGCACCCCCAGATAACTGCATGAAAGGAACAAAAGAACTTGATCCCAAAACAACAATCTGGTGAAACGATTTGTGAGTCAACTTGAGTATATTCTTCTCAAGCATCTGCTGATACTCTTTGGCATGAGATGCTTGGTTCATCATGTTGCCACCAACCCATATCTCAAACCTGTTTGGTTTAATCCCACGTACAATCTTATACTCTTGTTTACCAATAGCAAACTCTACTTCTACTTCTGTACCCTTGGCATTGATTGTATTGACCAACTGTGGTTTAGAGATCTTACGGTGTGGTTTGCCAAATAGAGCAAACGACAGTGCGTCCAACATAGTGGACTTACCTGCACCGTTTTGACCTACAACCAGAGTGGTTGGAGATGCGTCAAAATCTATGTTGGTAAATGCATTACCAGACGATAGAAAGTTTTTGTATCTAAGTTTCTGAAATTTTATCATATGCGTATTATACTACAATAATTAGTATTTGTCAAGTCCATTACATGATTTCCATATTCTGTGCTTCGGTCATCAAGGTGGATATTTCTAACTTGATTCGGTCTTTATCGAGGTCTGTGCTTACTGCGTCAACATATTCGTTTACAAGTGTAGCAGTATCGTCAACCTGTAGGTTGTCACTCACATTCTCACCAAGGAAGTCTTTGAAGTCTTCGGCAATCTTTAGTTCGTGGATCTTCTGATCCTGTACACGACCTACAAACTTCTCGAAGTCCAGTACGTCACCCTTGTTTACCACAATGATCTTTACAAACTTATCGTCAAGGTATCGCAGATCTTTAAACTTCTTAGGTGGTCTACGTGAATCATAATAGATCTTCTCGTAGATAGTAATAGGATTGTGTAT